ATCCTATGGAGTTGTTTGATGAAGACAAAAAACATATACAGCATTATTTGTTTATGCGATTCTCGGCATTAAATGCGGAAGAGTTCATGAAGGTATCAAAAATGATTTTAAAAGGAGATCCATTAGGTCAACAATTTATTCAAGGAATGGTCAATGAGATTGTTAAAGATCTAAAAGATAAAGACTATAAAGATGCTATGGGTTATGATGATGAAGATGATGAAGATAATGATGATTTGAGTGGGGTTGACTTTAGTGATTTGGGACTTTAATAAGTCCCATTTTTTTTTATAAGGAATTTTTTTCCTATAATTATTAAAAATGTTAAGTTATGAAAAATATTGATTGTGAAATTTACATAAAACAACTTATTACTTTTTTTGAAAAAAATCCAGGTGATTTAATGACACTAATAGGGGATGTTCAAAAAGAAGAGTTTTATAAAAAGTTAAGGGAAAAATGTGAAAAAAATGTTGATGATGGAATTGACCATAGTTTAAATAAACAACAAATTATTGATATTGTTATGGAATTAAAAATTCCTGAACTATTTGAAAAACCAAATCCTAAGTTAGTTGTGGAAGGATATGTTCAAAAAACAAAATGGGGTAAAATAATTTTAAATTAATTCTTTAAAAAAGTTTTGTATTTAATAAAAAACGCATATCTTTGTAATGTGATAAACGAGAAACAAAATGAAAACAATAGAACTTACTATGAATGAGATATGGATGGCGACTAGACCAACCATTCAAAAAAGTAAGAAATCCTATACTCGTAAAACCAAACACAAAAACAAAGAAAATTATAAACTATGATATACACACCAGAATTAATCAAATCAATTGCCCCGGCAGTATTTGCAACATCACCATCTCCCAAAATGACGAACAAGTATGAGTTCGTTCCAACCAACGAGGTAATGGATATGTTCGACCGCGAAGGATGGCAATTATCGTCAGTAAAACAATCAGGTCGTGGGATTCACGGAGTCCACGAACTTAAGTATCGCAACGGACAACTACCAAAAGTTGGGGACACAGTTGTTGAAGCAATCATCCGTAACTCTCACGATGGAACAGCAACATTCTCTATGGGAGCAGGACTATTCCGATTGGTATGTTCAAATGGACTTACAGTTCCTACATCAGTGGCAGAACGATTCTCAATTAGACACAACCACTTTTCATTTGACGATGTTAGAGCTTTGGCCGAGGACTTCTCTAAGAAACTCCCAAGAATTGAAGAGTCTGTTACTCGAATGATGGAAAAGGAGTTAACTGAAAAAGAAAAACTTCGTTTAATAAAAGAAGCTCTTAAGATTCGTTGGACTGTTGGAAATAGTCCTGAATCAATTGACATTACAGACCTTCTAACACCGTTTAGACCTGAGGATGAGGGAAGTGATCTTTGGACAGTGTTTAACGTGATTCAAGAGAAGATGACTAAAGGTGGATTCACTTACAAAACACCAAGAGGACGACAAACAACTCTTCGTGGTATTAAGAGTATCCAAGCGACAAATCGTTTAAACACTAAACTTTGGGAAGCGGCAGAATTAATGTTGGTTTAAAAACTATGGGGACATTAAAGTCCCCTTTTTGTATTATGGAAAAATTTAAACACGAAGAAAGATTTTTAGAAAATATATTTAAAACAAATGAAAATTTATTTTCAATTATGGAATTATCTGAAGGTCATGGATTGTCCCCAAATGAGTTGAAATCAAAAACAAAGTTCACAGAGTTTTTTTCTGATTCCATACAATATTTAGATGGAACAACTAATTTAGATTCCATTTATATGTTTGATAGTGACATTTACATATATTTATCTAAAAGTGATCCAACAATCTCTTCTTTTTCTTGTAAAATTTATTATCCTATAAGAAAGAAAAAAGATGTTGAGTTTTTTATATTAAACTTAAAAAAATTAAAGAAAAATTAAAAAAAAATTATGGAAATTAGTGGTATAGATTTAAAAGAAAAAATTAAAAATGGCGAAAAATTAATTGTTGAGTTTTGGGCTGAGTGGTGTGGACCATGTAAAGTAATGAAACCTATATTTGAAAGAGTTTCAAATAGTAATGAAAATGATGACGTTAAAATGTATACGATGGATATTGACCTTAATAAAGAGGCCGCCATTGGATTTGGCATTAGAAGTATTCCTACAATTAAAGTTTTTAATGGTGGATCAGTTATTGGAACCAAAGTTGGGGTGTTAAATGAAACATCCATAAAAGATTTAGTAACAGAATTAATAAATGGATAAGATTGCAGTTATTTTTACAATGAAAGGGTGTCCCCATTGCGTTATTCTTAAAGAAATGTTAGAAGATGCAAATATTGATTATGTTGATAGAGACATTTATGAATTTGAGGAAGAATATAATATGTTTGTAGAAGCCACAGGAAGTGACTATGTTCCCGCATTTATGTTAGTTGAAGATTTTGAAAGTGAAAACCCAACAACAGGTTTATTTGCTCCAGATAGAGACTTTCAAGATATTCACGAAGGATTAACAATAATCAAAGAGTTTTACGAAAGATAATAAAAGCCCCTCTTAACGGAGGGGTTTTTTTATAATAATACCACATCTTTTAGTCGATCTTGAATCAAGTATGGTTTATTTTTTGTTTGATCAAAAACATCGTGGAAAAACTCGTAATCGGCAAATCTTTCATTAAAGGACTCCAAGTCCATATCAAACACATCTAAAACCAAACTCTCAATTTTATCGTTATCGACATATGAATTACAAGATACTTTAATTTTGCGATCCCCATCTTCATTTTCTTCATTAGTATAGTATAAATAAACTTGATCTACATTAAGTAATGAATACATATGGTTAAACATATATTGTGAGTAATAAACAATTGATCTACCGCACCCTAAACTATGTCCATATGGAAACTCTGAACTACAAGTTAGTTCAGAAATCGGTTCGTCTTCAATGGTGTATACATCCTTATGTGTTGAAATCCATTTATTATCAAAATTATTAATATCTTGATCGTATTTGATAATATCAATTACGTTTAAATTTTTTCTGTTAACTTCTGTTAACACATCATCAAACCAATTTGAAAAATCAGTTTTTAGTTCATTTAAATCCAACACTTCTTTACTCGTTGTTTGGCCATTTACGACCACAAAGGTTTCACAATCTGTTACTTGGATTACTGTGTTGTCCTTCTTATCAAATTTAGAAAGGATGTAGTCGGCAAATAGATTCACAAAGTATCTTCGTGTGTTTTTTTCTAATTTTCTCATATTTTTTATTTTTATAATTAATATGAGTTTTATTTGGATTTATAAATAGTTAGATATAATCATCAAACATTTCGTTTATATATTTTTGAGTTGTGGACCAATCTGGATAATCAGGGGTTGTAAAATTTATACATTCATAATCCTGATCGTAGATTAATTGTTTCATCAAAGTAGTATACCTACCAAAATGGTCTAAATATGAATCTGAATACGATTGACCTTTATTTAATTCTAAAAATAAAGTGATGTTTCCAACAAAATCTCTAATTTTAATATAATTTAAGTATGTGGTTACTTTCTTACCATCCGATTTGGTGGTTTCTTTTGGGGCCTCATCAATTTTTCCTTCAAAGTATTCATCTAAACCATTATATACTAATTCATATATTTCATTTTCATATGCAGAATTATAAGCGTTCCAATAAATATTTTTTAATTCTTGACCTAACTCACTTAAATCATTTTCACATAGTTCGTTTATTGCGTCGGAATCTTTAATTAATTCATTTAAGTCTTCAGCTTGAATTTTAAAATAACCTTCAGTTTCTTGTTCTTCTGATAAACTTTCAAAAAAATCGGAGCTATAATCTTCTAAAGATAACTCAACATTACCAATTTCTTTAAAAATGGTATCTTTTAAATGAATGGTATTTTTTTCATTTAAATCGTCAATAACATCAGATGGTTTTGTATCATTATCAAAATACCAATCGTTACCTAAACCATCTTCGCTAAATACTCGTTTTGCAACATCTTCAGGAGAACTATCACGACGAGAGGAACCACAGAAAAAAGAAGCCAATTCATCTCTATCATTACCTAAATATAGATAGAACCCATCAGGTCTAATTTCAACATCACCTAAAATGTTGCTTGTAATATATTTAACGGTATTTTCATAGTTATATTCTAAACCATGTAGTAAATAATTGTTTTGAAACTCTTCTGGAACAGAATTATAGTCTAAATTAGCCATAATACCATTCTCAACCAAATAATCAAACAAATCATTGCTAAAATCATCGGGAGGAATCTCTCTTAAATCAAGATCCTCTAAAAGATTGTATCTTTTTATAAGTTTAAAAAAATTTATTAATGTATTGAAATATGGTTTTATCTCATCTTCATACTCACCATCATTAAATGATTCTATTAAATTTTTTACCCTCGCTAAACTCATATTGTATAAATATCTATTAAGCAAAAAAGGTGCCCCAACGGAACACCCTTATCTCGATGATACAAAAAATATTATCTTCTATAATATTTGTTGATGATTTTTTTCACATTCTCTTGAACATTTGAACCATTTGATGGTTGTTGAGGTTGTGCTTGAGGTTGTGCTTGAGGCTGTGCTTGAGGTTGTTGAGCCTGTTGATTAGCTTTGTTTTTACATCCGCAACTCATGATAAGTATTTTTAAGTGGTTTATTTATCTATAAATAGTATACAAACAAACTTTAATCCAAAAAAAATAAAAATCAATTATTTTTCTTTTGTTATATTTATAAAAGTATGTCAATAAAGAAGTTTTTTAAAAATTATATTGTAGAACAAGATGAAAACCTTGTTTCAATTTCTCCTGAGGATTATTTGGAATTATTGGAAAATGTTGGAGGAATTGCCGAAAGGATCTCAAAGTTAAAACCGTATAGAGGTAAAGGTATTGTTATTACTGGACCAATAAATGTTAGCAATTATAAAAATATTGGACCACTTACAGGTGTTGCAAGAATAATGGGCAGATTAGATATTTCTAATACCAATATTTCAAATCTTAATGGAATTACAGTCGATGGTTATGTTAGTGATTATGGATCTTCTATGTGGAAGATTAAAATGCAACAAAAATTAAATGAAAAACTTTCAGACTTGGATGAAAAAAGAAGAGAAGATGAATGGAATGTTGAAAATCAAGACGATGAATCTGAAAGAACTGAAGCCTTATACAAATATTTAAATCAAAATGGTGATGTGGATATGGTTGAAGACGACGAAGGAAATGAAGTTCCTGAAGATAAGTATTATATCAATCCTAATGGAGGGGCAACCTATGGTTACGGAAAACAATATCAATGGTTAGGAGGAGGTAATGGGTTTAACCCCAATGAATATGATGTTTATACTGAAGATGAGGCAGATAGTGCCGCAAGACGATATGTTGAAAATTTAGTTGATGATTCAGGAATAGATGCTTTTAGTTCTTGGGCATTCAATGAAGCTTTAGATGATAAACAATGGTATAATTGGTTATATGATTACTACGATGATTATGTTAGATCATCTCCTGAGGATTTTGATATACCTTTAGAACTATCAAATCAACAAATGAAACAAGTTCAACAACTCCAATCAAACATAGATTCACTTAATAAAAGATTAGAAAGTGAAGATTTACCTGATGAAAAATATGAAGAAATTGAAGTAAAAATTGAAGGATTGGAAGAAATAATTCAAGAAATCAATGATGATCCACAAGGTGAATATGATGAAAGTTCAATTGAAAATGAAATTACAGGTAGAGTTGATGAATACCAAAACGACATTTTTGGGTTTATTGATCATTATGGTTATGATAAAGACTTTATCATGGAGTTTATTGATTTAGATAAACTAACGGAAATAGTCTTAAGTTCTGACGGATATGGTAGTATGTTAAATTCTTACGATGGTGATTATGACACTTTTAATATAAATGGAACTGAGTATTATGTAATGAGGGTCAATTAGCCCTTTATTTGTTTTATATTTTGCATTATTTTTATTTTTAATGACACGAAGAAAAAAAATACAATTTTTAATGAACACCGATTGGATGTTTGAAAAACCAATTGATCAAGAATACAAAGAATACAAACTACTTTCTTACTTTCAAAAGATGGGAGAAAAACTGGACAAGTTAGAGTTATACCCAAGCTTTATTGAATTATCTTTACATTTAATGAATGTCCAAGCGCTTGTTAGAGATCATAAGATTGTTTATACCGACAAAAAACTTACAAACGTAGATGATGAAATACTGGTAAAAGATCTTAAAGTTAGGGAACTTCCAGAAATGTCAAATGAGGAATTACAAGAGTTTCAAAAAATATTATCATATTCTGCTCCAAGAATGATGGAATATTTTAATGTTGCAAAATCTGTTTGGACAATAGTGTTTGATTCTTTAGACATGGTAATAAAAAGAAATAAAAAAAATGTATTACATCAAAAAGGTTTTTTTTATTATATTGACAACGAAAAAAAATATTATGTTTGGGAATATATCATGAAAAAAGAAACCAAACAAAATCCACAACAAATGATAAAAATTGAATTAATTTATGATAATTTAATAAATGATTTGACAATTTCTAAAATAATTAATAAATTTTCTTCGTTTGATAGTATTGATAAGAAAATGGGACCTATTTTTTATATGATATCAAGTGGGATATTCCCAATTCAAGAAACGTTACTTCCAATGTTTAAACGAAGAATTGCGGGGCACATTTCACAAACAAAAAAATACGAACAAGTAATGCAAAATAAAAATGGGATTCAATAAAATTTTGACAAATAAGATTTAATTGTTTAAATTAATGGTATGATAGAAATAGATGTATATAAAATAATTAAAGAATTAATTGCACAATACCCAAATGATACAGAATTGGGTAAAAAGGTTAGAGATCTGGTTTATGGAATTAAAAAAATAAAACAAAGTGGGATTTAATAAAAGAACAATTTCTAAAAAACATATCCTTAATAATTTGGATAACATAATGAATTATCTAGACGCTGATGCGGTATTTACCACCGACGAATTTTCACTCAACGTTTATCGACTATTCAATCAAGGAAAATCAGAAGAAGAAATATTAGAATACATAAATAATAATATATGAAAATCAAATTGGAATACATTTGGCTAGATGGATATAAACCAGAGCCAAACCTTAGAAGTAAAGTTAAGATTGTTGAATACAATTCAGTTAGAAACGCATTTTTAGATGGTAATTTTCCTATGTGGAATTTTGATGGGTCATCAACTAACCAAGCAGAAACTGGAAACTCAGATCTTATTTTAAAACCTGTTAGACATTATATGAAAGACATGACATCAACGGTTTATGTTTTATGTGAGGTATTAAATCCTGATGGGACAACACACGAGTCAAATAAGAGATCAAGTATTGGTGAAGGTTTTGAAGACCTTTGGTTTGGTTTTGAACAAGAGTATTTTATCTACGATAGAAAAAATAAATGTGTTTTAGGTCACGATGAAAACAACTTAAAACCACAGGGTAAATATTATTGTGGTGTTGGTGAATATGTTGTGGGTAGAGATTTTGTTGAAGAACATACAAATATTTGTTTGAACTATGGTATTGACATTACCGGAACAAACGCTGAGGTTGCTTTAGGTCAGTGGGAATATCAAGTATTCTCTCAAGGTAAATTAAAAGGTGGTGATGACCTTTGGATGACAAGATACTTTTTATATAAAATCTCTGAAAAATATGAGTATCGGATTGAACTTCACCCTAAGCCAATAAAATATGGTGAATGGAATGGATCAGGTCTTCACACAAACTTATCAACAGACATTATGAGACTTGATGGGAACGAAGAATACTTCATGGCATTATTCAACGCATTTGAATCAAGACATGAAGATCATATTAAGGTTTATGGATCAAACAACAATCTAAGATTAACAGGTGAATATGAAACTCAGGCAATTGATAAATTCAGTTGGGGTGTATCTGATCGTGGAGCTTCAATTAGAGTTCCTCAGGACACAGCAAAAGAATGGAAGGGTTATATTGAAGATCGAAGACCAGGATCAAATGCCGATCCTTATAAGATCATACGTGAGATTGTTAAATCACTTGAGTTTACAGAACAAATATATAATACAAAACATATGATGACATCATTTGTTGATATAGATGGTCTTAATGGTAAATACGGAACAATGTCCAACGATGAGTTATTAAAAGAATATAGAGAAGAAGAATAATGGATAATGAATGTGTATGTGGAGGAACCGGACTTTGTCAGTGTCCACCGATAAAAATAGAACAAGTTAATCACCCTAACCATTATGGGGGAGAAAATAATGAATACGAGGCAATCAAAGTTATTGATGCTTGGGATTTAGGATTTAGTTTAGGAAATACAGTAAAATATATTAGTCGTGCAGGAAAAAAAGGAAAATACAACGAACTCGAGGATCTCAGAAAAGCCCTATGGTATCTCGAACACCACATCAAAAAAATTGAAGAAAAAAACAGGTTTTAGTAAAGAAATCTCAGTTTTAGACGCAATCACAACACCAAATGAATTACTACGAGAAACTCTCATAAATTTTATGTGGGGGTTTCTTGGAAACTCTATTGTTGTGTTTGTAGCAAAGGAACTGGACTTTTTAGTTTTAATAAACTATATTGTTTATTACGTTCTAATTTCGTATATTGTAAATAGGAAAAAGTATGACACAATTTTAGGTAAGTTTATAGTTCTTCCTGGATCAGCGGCAGCAGGAGCATTCGCAGGGTATAAATTAGCACAGATAATTACAGAAATAGTTTAAATAAGATGATAGAAACAGGAAAAATAATAAATGGGGATTGTATTGAGGTAATGAAAACTTTACCTGAAGGTAGTGTTGATTTGGTTGTGACATCACCACCATATAATTGCGGGATTAATTATGATACCCATATCGATACTTTACCTATGGATGATTATTGGGGGTGGACAAAAGAATGGTTAGAAGAGGCTTACCGATTACTTAAAGATGATGGTAGAGTATCAATTAATATACCTTACGAAACAAATGTTCAAGGCAGAGGTGGAAGAGTATTTTTTGTTTCAGAATTTTATCAGGTAATGAAACAGGTTGGTTTTAAATTCTTTGGTATTGTTGATCTTGAGGAAGAATCACCACACAGAAGTAAGACAACAGCTTGGGGTTCTTGGATGAGTCCGTCTAGTCCTTATATTTATAACCCTAAAGAGTGTGTAATATTGGCTTATAAAAAACAACACATTAAAAAAATTAAAGGAGAACCACAATGGAAGGGAACACCTACTGAAATTGAACAGGAGGATGGGACTATAAAAAAGAAAGTGGTGTATGAGGAGAAGGATAAGAAAGAGTTTATGGAACTTGTGTTTGGTCAGTGGAATTATTTTGCAGATACTAAATCATTAACCAAGGCGACATTTAGTTTAGATATACCTTCAAAAGCAATTAAGATATTGTCATACAAAAATGATGTGGTTTTGGATCCATTTGCTGGATCAGGAACTAGTATGGTAGCGGCAGAGATTTTAGATCGTCGTTGGTTAGGTGTTGAATTGTCTGAAAATTATTGTGACGTTGCGAGAAAACGAGTTCAATCATTTGTTGATGATAAAAAACAATTAAATTTTGATTTATAGTATTTTTTATTTAAACTCTATAAAATCACCATCATTTATATTATATTTCTCACAAGTTCCACCTGGTAATTCTAAAACCAAATCACCATAACCTTCATAACTTGGACATTCTTCTGTTTTACAGGGCTTACATTGGTGTTGTATCACGTTAATTTTGTTTTCATCAATAAATATAATATCTAAAGAGACCAAACAATTTTTCATCCAAAAAGAATGAGGACCTTTATCCATAAAAAATAACATACCGTCAAAACTACCGTCAAATTTTTTTCTCATCATGCCTTGTTGAATATCTTTTGATGTAAACAATGGTATTACTTTAAAAATGTTGTTATTTATAACTACGTTCATATTTATAAATATCTATGATTAAATTTAAAAAATGGGCCGGAGTTATTCTTAGAAATAAAGATGAAGTTTTACTTTGTAAAAGATCGCCAAAAAAACCATTACCAAATACTTGGTCCATACCATCTGGTAAAATAGAAGATGGTGAATCACCAGGACAAGCGGCCATTA